CCAGCCATAACAGATTATAGTCAGCTGACAAGCAGAAGTTACTGCATTAGCTCTATATTGTATTTGTTTATTAGTACTAGATATTACAACATCAGAATTACTATCTCCTGCGCTATTACCATTATCTCTGTCAGTTGATAAAACTTGCCTACCTGTCGCTATGCCAGAATCAATAGTAAAATATTCCATATTAGTTGTTGAACTATTTGGAAAAGTTGCAATAAAGGTAACTAAAGCTCCTACATTTAATCCTGCTGGTACTGAAATTGATAAATTTGCAAAAGTAGTCGAAACAGAAGTTTGCGCTAACTCTGTTACTCCTGCGATAGTAAATCTATTGCCATCCTGTCTAAAGCTTATAATATTAGAGGAAGCATTAGTTAAGATAGAGCCAACCCTTCTTTTTTTAGTATAGCCACTCGGCAGAGTTGGTGATAATGATAATGAAAATAGAAAATCACTAGTTTGTGTTGTAGGATTATATATTGCAAAACAATGGTATGTATTGTGAGCAGATACTGAACCAGTATCTAAGCCCCCTTGACCTGTTCCTGCAGCCCAAGAAGCATCAAGTTTTTTTGTTAATGCTGTTGCTACTGCTTGACCTGTGCCATCATCAAAATTTATAACTCCTGCTGAAAAATCAATATCATGTTCGCTATCACTACTATTGTTAGCTATTGTTATTGGTTTGTTTAATATTGATAAACCTTTTTGAGTTTGACTTGCTGATAAAAAATTGCTATAAGATACTTTTTTACTATTGTTACTATCTTCACTATCAGCAATAATAAACTTGTCATTGGCAACTACTGATGTTTTTTCGGTTAATAAATTTGCCTTTTGTTCTGCTTCGGATTTACTATAAACATCTAAAGTTGTTCTTGCTTCTTCGCTTGTTTGGTCATCTATTAAAGTTTTTATAAAATCAGTTACTGCAATTGCCCCTATATCAGCAAGGTTTTTTACTTCAATATTATCTCCTGCGTTATTTACCACTAAGGCTTTATTAGCGTTTTGGCTTGATACTGGAATATTTATGTTAGATAAATCGCTACTTTCTGGCAAAGATATTGCTCTACTTTCTTTTTCTAAAAGCTGTCTAAGTAATATGGTTAGCTTATCTAAAGCTTTTTCGTGTGAATCGGCAGGAAAAGCCCCTGTTCCAATATTATTATAATCAGTTGCTTGGCTTACATCTACATCAGAAACAAAAGTAATTTTTTGCGTTGATGTTGGGGCTGTGTTAAAAGTAATAGTCCCCAGCCTTGTGTCCTCATTTAAAGTTACTGTGTAATCCGTTGTTTCAGTTTTTACTGTGTCAACAGTATTTTCAGTAATAATAACTTTTATAGAATATTCTTTATTGTCGGCTCTGTTTGACTCTTTTATTACTGGAAAAGTAAAGTTATAGACTGTGGTTGAGCCATTTCCAGTATAATCATTTCTAGCAGGATTTGTTGAACTTGCTACTGTCATTTGTTAATCAGTTAAATTTGTTAATCCAAAATAATTATCGCCTGTGTAAGGTTCTAATATGTTTCTTAAATAAAACAAGTTTTGAAAAGGTATAGTGCTTACAAAATTTCTTGTTAAATTTTTATTATTATCAGTATAAAGATCTTCTAAAACTTGAAAAGGTAAGCCAAAGGTTGGACCAACCATTGTACCAAATAATCTTTTATGTTCATATCTTGACGGAGCTTCAACATCTAAACCTAGTTTATTTGCAATCATTAATGGAATACTACTAAATTCGCCTAATATAGTTAAAAGACCGCTTCTATCTAATCCGTTTTTAAACCAATATTCAACATCTGTTGAAATATCTTTTTGCCTTGCAACATCTTTTAAATATTGAACAAGCATTCCCATTCCTACTAAACTAACTAAAGCCTCATAAGTTCTTCTATCATCAAGGGATTGAACAGCTCTACCAGTTAGTTTGTTTAATGAAGCAAAGGCGTGAGACTTAAACTGTAATACTGTTCTGCCTAACTCTGTATTAGCCCATAAAGGCATATCTCCAATAGACTTAGTTATAATACTTCTATTAACTTGAGCAAGTAAGGAGGTTTGAAACATTCTTTTAGCCTTTTGATTATCCCAAGAATCAATGCCAGAAATGTTAAAGCCATCGTCTTTACGAGAATATTTTTTTAATTGGTCAATTATTTCTAGTGAATTACTTTCATCTAGTCCTAACTCCTTTAAAAAACTTAATTCTCTTTTATTAATTTTACCTGTTTTATCTAGTTTTAGCAAAGAATTAATAATCCTGTTTTGTGCTAAAACAAAATTCATTCCCTTAAAAGCGTCGTTCCACATATTAATACCTGTGAATTTAGAAAATGTGCTTGTTAGGTTTCCTGTAAACTTTCTAAATCTTGACTCTCCATAATTGACATGGGATAGATCAGCTAAGTTATGTATTCTTTGAGCCAAGTCTCTTTCTAGTGCCGACCCTGCTAGTTCTGCCTCTTTTCTTGCTAGTTTATAGCCTTTTGCCCTAGTTATCATAGGTATTAAGCCTTTGCCTAGGGTATTAATCATTCCGTGAGACATAACAGCAGTAACTACATCTGGAATACTTGAAATAGTAACCCCACCAAGTTTTGACATATATTGAATTTCACGCATTATTTGTCCTGCTTGCACCATAAAGCCATCAGGCTCTCTAGGGCTTTTATAATGTCCTCTTAATATATCCCTAAAGCCTTGTATAATTTCTATATTTCTTCTTTCTTCATTGTTGAGTTTTCTCATTTCTTTTGAGCCACTCTCAACCTTTTGCTTCATTAGGTTATATTCTGATCTTATTTCTTCTATTTCTTTTTGTAATCCAACTGAACCAAATTTTCTTTTTAAAGCAATATCAGAACCTGCTTGTCTAACATACCTATTAGATATTTTAGTAATATTAGTTTCTAAATATGGTAAAAGTTTTTCTACATCAACAAAATCTAATTTTCTTTGCTTTACTATTCCTTTGTAGGTTTCTATGCCTTCAAATAAATCAGCGTCTAATTCATAATATTTGTTAGTTATATTTCTATGAATACCTTCTGCCATTTGTCTAGGTATATCTTCTAGCTTGATATCTTCTAATCTGTAAAGTTCTTGAAATTCTTCTATCTCTTTTTCTAAGTTAATAATATCTTTTGTTTTTAACTTTTTAAGTTCAGATTCTATTTTATTTCTTTGATTTGGCTTTAAAGTAACATCTAAAGACTGCTTTTCTAAATCTTTTATTTTTTGAGTTTGCAGGTTTTCTAGTTTTTTTCTTTTTGTTTCCAACCTCTCGCCTAACTCATCATATTTCTTTTTAATTTCTGGAAACAATTTTTTTCTTATTTCCTCTTCAATCATTGGCGTAAACTCCTTGCTGTCTCTAACCTTTTTAATGTTGTAAAAATAGGGTAAATAGTTTGGTCTTTTTTCAATAGTTTCTTTTTTTAATAACCCTGTTTCTACAAGGTCTTTTCCCATTGGGTCGCCTATTTCTTGTTTAAATAACTTGGTTGCTTGATTCATAGCTGGGTCTTCTAACTCTCTACCTAAAAATGTGCTTTCTCCTACTGCTTCTTGGAATTTTTCAAACGAACCTTTGAAGTTAGATTTTTTATACAGTTCTTTTAACTTTCTAGAGTGGTTGACTATATTAACATTATAAAGCTCTCTTTCTAGTTCTACTGAATCTCTTGGATTTTTACCTTTAAGCAATACATCAATATTAACAAGTTTTGTTGCTATTGACTTTGCTCTTGTGCTTTTACTATCAAGTATATACCTAATAGGATTTAAATTTTTTACTGCTTTATTTAATTTTTGGTTTATTACACCACCTTTTAGTAAAAAATCTTCTGGGGTATCAGTAGGCTTGACTTGAGCAGCTCCTACCGATTGGTCACTTAAAACATTTAATGTTTCCTTGTCTTTTTGTAAAGATTGTGCTAATTTATTAAAATTTTCTTTTGAAAGCATACTTCCTGCACCACCAATCATACCACCTAAAACCAATCCACCAGAAACATTAATTGCTGACTCTTCTAAAGTTCTTGTTTCTTGCATTGATTGTAAAGCTGTTTCTGACGCTATTTCTGATACTGCCCCTACCTCTGCACCTTTTAATATACTCCTTGCTACCTTGCCCCCTTTATAAGCCTTATATCCTACCCCTGCTACTGGTATTAAATTAACTGGATCTAAAACTGCTGAAACTAACCCTGCACCTAATCTATTAATAAATGGAGAGTTATCTTGTATCTTTCTGTCTTTTTCTTCTTTATCAATTTTGTTGCTTAAAAAATCAAATTCCTTTTGGCTTTTAACATCTTGGAATTTTTCAAAGTAATACTCATCATCATATCTTGTGCCTTTTATTGCATTGCCAACATTAAAATCAGGATCTTCATCAAAGGTTGCTTGTCCAATAGATTGCATAAAAGAACCTACTGTATTGTCTCTTCTAAGACTAGCTCCTAAAGTTTCTGTAAAAGTAGGGGATTCAACCTGTCTTTTTGCTTGATACTCACGATCAATGGTTTCTGCATTGTCTAATAATGAACCTACATCTACTGGCTTATACTTCATTTTTTTAGTACCTCCCTTTGTTTTTCTCCTGCTTTATAGCTTGGAAGTTTTGTTATATCTGGATAGTAGGCGAACATTAAATTATTTTCATTTGGCTTATCCGAAACCGATCTTAATGTTTCAAATACTCCATCTTTGTTTTTATAAATAATATTATATCCTGTTTTTTCGTTTCCTACTGAACTAAGAATTGGTATTAAACTAAAGTTTTCTGAATCATTGTCAAAAAAAGTACCTCCAGATTGTTGAATTTGCAATTTAACTACAGTATTAGCTTGTTGTATAATCTCATCAGTATATCTAGGATATTGGCTTTCTATACTATATTTAGCTAATCTTGTTTTATTTCCGTCAATATCTTTTCCGACTGTGGTAACTTTCCAATTCTTTGATACTACTCTTTTAGCTGTTTCAATAGAACTGTCAAAATCCAATCCCTCATTAATGTAAAATTCTTCTGCAATCTCTATAACTTCTTGTGTCATTTGTTGTGGCACACTAGGGTCTCTACTTAGAAAAAAGTCTTGAAACCAATTAAGCCCTTTTTCTTTTTCATAAACATCTCCAAATTCATCAGCAATGTCCTTTGTCAAACTTGCTAATCTTTTATCAACATCTTCATTGTTTCTTTTATACTCATCTTTAAAATTGTTTTGCCTTAAATCCCTGTCCAAAGATTTGTTTTTACTAAATTCATTATCAGTAAATTCTATTACTTTTGTAGGGTCTAAACCTAAAGAAGAACGCTCTGCTACTGCTGTTGCATAGGCAATATGGCTTGATTTAAATTGTTCTTGTAAGGCTTTGTTTTGAGTAATTAGATTATTAATAGTCATAGCACTATTAAATCTTTGTAAAGTTTCGCCCATTCTCATTGAATTTATTACTTCTCTTTTGAAAGAAGTTGGCAATACTCCTGTTTTAATAGCAATTTCCTGCCCTTTGCCTTTTAAATAATCAATATTACCAGTTTTTATATTATCAAAATATGAATCTAAATCTTTTTGTTGAGTTTTAGGGTCTAGTATAACCTTGCCACCAATAGCTTGTTTTATTGCATTTCTTTTTTGAAATTGTAATTCCTTCTCTTTTCTTTCCTCGTTGATTGCTTTTATTTGAGAATCAATTTGTTTAGGTGTTAATGCTCCACTATTTTTAATAGAGTTTATAACGTCCTCAAAGCCTTGTTGTGCTTGTGCAAGCTCTATTTCATTAGTTGCATTAGAAAACTGCTCTGAGGCTTCTCTTATAGCTTCGTACGATATATTTTGCGTGTACTCTTTTTGTTTTCTTTGAAACGTTGTGCCAACTTTATATTCAAGATCAATTCCTTGAGCATCTGTAAAGGATTTTATTTTTGATTGTAAATAATCTGGAAGATTTCTTGTTGCTTCCTGTATCCTTAAATTTCTTTGTTGTTGGTAAGTTTCGCCTAATTTTGTAAAGTTTTCATCAATACCCCTATCATTAGCATCTAATCTTATTTCGTTATCTATTCTTCTTATTTTGTTTTTTGCATCGTTGATTTGTGCTACCTCGTAAGCTTCTTGTTCTTTTTTAGCTTGTTCAAAAGCTATTTTTTGTTGCTCTTTCTGTATTCTATCTTGTCTTAACCGCTTTTGCTGAATTAAAGATTGACTTGTTGTAATAGCTTTTTGTGTTGCTTGAAAGCCTGCACCCTCTATGCCTAATGGTTGCCTTACAGTAGGGGCTTGTGCAACTGGTTTTTTTCTTTGTATTTGTGGGCTATCGGGTATCTTAACCATGTTTTATTTACTTCATTTTACTTTTTGCATATATAGAAGTCATATTCGAACCTGTTTTTATTAACTGATTTGTAAATACATTTTTTCTAGCTCTTTTTAACTGTCTTTGCTCTGTTTTTAATTGACCCCTTTCAAATTCTAATCTTTTTACAGTATTAAAAGAAGATTCTCTAATATTTTTCATTGTTTCGTACCTATTTTTGTCTGTTTCTTCTAAGATTTGTACAGATGTGCCTGTTAATTCTATACCACTTGAGGCAATAGCTGTTTTTTGTTTAGAGTAATATTTATCAAACTGTTTACCCATTTGAATTTTTTCAAATTCTACTCTTTCTTTTTCATCCTCAATAGCTTCTGACACAAAATATTCTTGCAACTTAGCTTGATTTTCTGCCCTAGTAAATTTTAATCTTTCATTAAAAGCTTGCCCTATGCCTTTCTGGATTTCTAAACCCATTTGCATTGCCATTAATGCACCTTGACTAATTGCCATTGTTAAAAAATTTTGTATATAAATATTCGTCTTTTTTGTCGGTAGTTATTTTTTCTAAAACTGACTCTCTTTTAAATCCTAGGCTTTCAATCCACTTTACATGATTATTGTCAATAGTGGTTTGTAGTCTATGAATATTAAGTTTTCTAGCATATTTTTGAATAAATAAGCTAGTTTTTTTGTGTATAAGTATTTTATTTTTTTGTGTATAAATGGTTGGAATACTCCAACAATGCCCAACACCTTCTCTAATCATTTCTAAACCCCAAACAAAAACAACTCTATTATCTACAATAAAAGATTTTGCATTTTCTAAAGTGAAGCTTTCTAATATATCTTTACATATTTTGTTATGTTTAAAGGCTATAAGGTCTAAATGGTCTATTTTAAAATTAATTACCTTCATAAACTATTAACATTAAATTTATAAGTAACGCTCTTTATAGTCATAGGTTGTGGTTCATTTTGTTTAATTTCAACAAAAGAATTGCTATTATATGATGATTTAATCAATACTTCTCTATCTTCGTTTATTAATGGCGATACTTCATTCATATTATCGCTAAAAGTTTTGGAAAAAACTGGTTCATTATTGACTAACCCCCCTAAAGTTTCTGAAAAAGTCACACTAGCTTTTGTAATCTTTGTTAATTTATGCTGACTTGAGCCAATAACATTTCTTAAAGACAAAGCTTCAAGGGGCATAGATTTTTGTATTGACTCATAATTTAAGCCAACATGAATAATTCTTGAAAATTTACTTAAACTTACTGCCCCACTAGAAACGGTTTGTTTAGGCTGTGTTGTGTCATCTCCTGCAATATCAACTTGCTTACCCTCTAAATGATTTAACCCTGTAACTGTTTTTAGGGCTATTGACCAAGAAGAAAGACTATTAGAAGAAAAGGACTCAATAATGCTAATTGTTACCTGTGTTGAGCTTGTGTATCCCGTAATTGTCGCCTTTCCTGTTCCTGTTCCAAACTCGTGAATTTGTTTACCAATATCACTATTTGAAAAACTTGCTATACTAGATGTAGCGTTATTACCAGATATTGTTAATGTTCCTGTTTTTGTTCCGTCATAAGATAATCCACTATCAACATAAAATCTATTTATAGTAGAGTTGTCGTAATCTGGACTACAAACTTCAACATATTGTTTAGTTACTCCATTTATAACTCTTTCAACTATTATATAAACTTCGTCATTATCTTCATTATCTGAAATAACCGCTAAAGATTTTATATTACCATCTGTTTTTAACCTCCCCCAACCTCTAACATCTTGCTGTCTTTCAAAAAACATAATACAACATTCTCCATCTTTTCTAACAGAATAAATCCCATTAAAGGGGGTTTGTTGATAAGCAAAATGTGATATGCCTGTGCCTGTTATGTGGTTTGCATCTATGGTTAAATCATTTGTTGTGTATTTATCAACGTCAAAATCAAAACTAATTGCTCTTGCAATCTTGCCTCCTTTTTGCATATATAAAGGTATATCTCCCAATAGTTCGGGGTTTACACTACTACAACCATGTGATATATGCTTTTTAATATCAATATCTGTGGGAGTAATAGAAGATGAATTACTAGAATTTCTTATTCTAAATATGCCCCCTGTTGTTCCTGCATATAATACTTGATCTGAAAATAACCATCTTATAGGGTCTCCAGATTGTGAGGCTATCTTAACTGTAAACGCTTCACTATCATTTGTTCCTTCTTCAAAGTTTTCATAATCTCCTATTTGACTAAAAAATATCTTTTGTGGGCTTAGGGTTGTACCTGCTAATACTAATCTTTGTTCATGAATAGCCATAGCACTTGGATAACCCCTAACATCACTAAATTCCCCCTCTCTCCACTCGTAAGTGCTTAAACTGTGAATAGAAGATGGTACATCGTTATACAAAACCTCTGCACTAACAACTGTTGAGCTTGTAAAAGCAGTTATCTTAAAATAAGCAATATCACTATTTTTTTTTAACGTCCATATAGAACCAACATGACCAGATTGAAAAGGGCTATGCCCTGTTGCTGTTAGTGTTGTAGTGTTGCCAACATTATTATTTCCTGCTGTTTTTGCTATTGTTTTAGAAGTATCTAAATTTTGATCCATTAACGCACCTTTTAATAGCTCTACGCTTGATATATTAAATGATGTAGCACTAACCCTAATTAATTTTTGTATAGGGTGGTTAGGGTGCAATAAATACATTACATCTGCATCTTTGGCGATTGTTGCATAACTAGGCCATATATTTGGGTAATAGCTTTGCAAAACCCATATTACTGAAAGT